GCCCGGCAGGGCACAAGGTGTTGTGTCAAGAAAAAAACGACACAAATAAAAAAAGTTATCCACAGTGACATTTATGCCACCTACATGTGGTGGGTGGGCCCGCAAGGGACACAAGATATGTCAACAAAAAAATAAAGTTATCCACAGATAAAAATAAAATAATACTTGATTATTATATGGGAATATGAGATAAGATATTATTAATTAACTAACAGAAAGTATAAAGATGATTAAATGTACGAGATGTGATTGCAATACAACACATGATTATATTGCACAAGTTGAGAGTGATGATGTCTGTTTAGATTGCATTACTCAAGACGAAGATGACCAACTACAATGGGAACAAGCAGAAGCAAGATTTGAGCAGTTCCAAGAAGCACAAGGGGAGGGCTATTAATATGTATGTATTATTAGAACAAAGAACATACTCATATTATGACAATACAAAAGATGTCAATGTGTATGTAGAATACAAGTCAGACAATAAAGAAAATGTTGAGGCTATGAAGATTGTAAAAGAAGAAGAAGCAAGACTTCACCACCAAGACAACAACAAGAAAAGTATTGTCTATCAAATAGTCGAGTTAGTTAATTAATCTTGACGATTGGGAGGCTATCGTATAGCCTCCCATATATTAACTAACTTAGAAAGGATAATAGATGTTAGATAAAAGATACGATCAAATATATAAAACATGGGAAGAGGACAAGCCTGTTCTTCTTTACTTACTACAAACACAACTAAGCAAGGCAACACAATTTAAGATACATTTTTTCCATAATGGCAAAGAGGACATTGTAATACGCAAGGGCTTCTTTGATGAAAAATGTAGAGTGTGGGAAACAAAGCAAGGCAAGATTGCAGTATGTTTTGTGTGCTTAGATAACAACGATAGAATTAAGGGTTATAGAACTGCAACCGATATAGAACATATTGAGGCTATGATACCTAAAACAATGGAGGTAATGAACTAATGAGATATATAAGCAAAGATGTTTGGCTGGCGATTATTTTAACATGTGCCTTTGTGTACTTTCCTGTACGCATGATAGCTAGTGTGTGGTTTGGTATATGAGTAAGTCAGCCCGATATTGTGTGACTTGTGGTAAGAAGTTCTACCCCAAGTCATACTACGCGTATCCAAGTGATGAGTATTGTTTCAACTCATTGACAGGGGAAACCACGAGACACGAGGTACAAGCAATGCACAAGCATTTTCATTCTCAAAGCTGTATGAAAGAGTGGATTGCCAGATACTCTCGAGAGTTCTCTAATTTAATTGACAACATATCACATAATGTGATAGAAGAAACTAGCAACCAAGAGAAAGGATAATTTATGGAAGCTAATAAACTAAGACTAAACCAACAGAAGCGACAACTCTTAAAAAGAGAGTGGGCGAATACTGTTTGGAATAAGACACCTATGGAAGTTGAGGACAATCTAAAACTTGCCATAGAAAATTACAGAACAATAAAACAACAAACATGGGACAATGTAATCACACCGATAATGGATAATAAGTTTCCACTAGAGGATATGCAAGTGTTAGCCAAGTACGATAGAGGTAGCAATCATTACAGATCATTCACAGAAATAGATCAATGCTTTTATTTTAAGCCGACACATACTGACAGTAGTGAAAGCCAATACAAGTGGACTATTGATGATGATGAGATGAAAGCATTGTATCACTTTGAGTTGCAAGAGAAAGGACACCAAGCAACACTAGAGGTTGAGTATAGTGAGACAAGTAGAGATCGCAACCCTCACTACCACGAAAAGACAAAAGCTATGGAAGAAGATTTGTGTAAAGTATCAGCAAGTCTTGATCGTGGCTTATGGAATAAGCATGGCTATCATAGAGGTAGTAGAGAGTATAGAGATGACATATCTGCTTTCAGTCGTATCGTACCCAATACAGGTGGCTGTCATTCTCGTACCATGATGTGTGGCGAAACACATTGGGAGCAACTCAAGATGTATGCAAAGGCTCAAAGTAGTTTGACCAATGCACACCGAGAGTTGTGGCAAATGAAATACGAACTAGTCAAAGATATGAATAGTATTATTGACCAAGCTAAGTTCTTGTCTGATGTCCAAGAGTATTGGCCAGATGTTCAAGAGTGTGTTTCTTTTGAGACAAGCGATCTATCAAGAGAGTTATCTATTGTATCAGACGATACAAAAGAAAGACTAAAACATTCCCTTGCAGTTAGACAGACTGCAAGAGAACAGCAACCAAAAGAAGTTGAAGTTGTTGTGCCAACGCAAGGTTTTGCTCTGGTAAATTAATACTTCTAATACTTGGCATGGTAGATATATCTGTAAGTCCAAGTATAAACCGCTGTGCGGTGATAACAGAATTAAAAGCTGGCCCTATCTTAAACTTATGTTTGGCCAAGCATACTATAGTCACGGTTAACTGCTAGATGTGACACACCCTATGAAGGGTAGCTTAAGCTATAATCTGTTCTGTTATCTCCGGACCGCGGTCCACGTAAGCCCCGGGCAATTTGGAGTCGCTCTCTGAACCCGGGCGGGGCGCATTGTATCTCTAAAATAGCACTGCAATGCGCAAGCTCTTGGGGAGGGTGGGCCCTCAAGCTCACAAGCGATTTGTCAAGTTTTATTTTGACTTATCCACAGAAAAGATTCGTTGACATTATGTCAGGAATATATGATAATGTGATAATTATAAACAGAAAGGATACTTATGAAAACTTATAGCGTAATGATACTAAAAGCGGATGACTCACCAGCTGAGATCCACCATATAAATGGTACAGGTGGTCCCGCGTTCGATAAGATCTACCCGTTGATCAATGCATCAATGATAGAAATTGCCGAGGGCCGCTGGGTCCAGTCAGACGGCCAGGCCGTTAACGTGCAATTATATTGTGATGAAGAGGCATTGCTGAAGGCGGACGCTCAAATCAATCACCGCGCCAGCCACTTACGTTGGCACCTGTTCAAAAATAAATACGGCGCTCAGATGCCTGATCCTAGACTGGCAGGTGACGTGGCCGTAGTCTTCCCGCCGCGCCTTAAGCTTGATAAAAACTGGACCCCGGACTTCCAGGGCCAGCCACTGGTTCACGCTGAAGATGCAGAAATATTTGCAGCCGCGGATAAGGTGGCCTCGATCATTGACTAATAGATCTACGTATAATAGCAGGATGCTGCGGGCTGAGCCCGCGGCGCCTGCTGCGCGGTCCGGCGTCCGCGGCACTGTCAACGATTACTGGGTAGCAAGGCGCAAGCAGCGAGAAGCACAAGCCCGCAAGCGCGGGAGGGTGGGCCCGCAAGCTCACAAGCTACTTGACAATAATTAAATATGTGATAATAAGATATTAATAATAGAAAGGATAATTATGAAACAACAAAAACTGCTGGGCGTAGGTACCAGTTATAAGACAATCAAATCGGAGAAAATAGGTGTGCTCACTGGCATCCTATATATGGCCCCGTATAACCTGAGCGGAAAGAACGTGTGTCCTAACGCCAGCGCAGGATGCGCGGCTGCATGCCTGAACACAGCGGGCCGGGGAGCAATGAACGTGGTTCAGGCTGCGCGACTCAAGAAGACGAATAGATTCTTTGAGGACCGCCAGCAATTCTTGTGGGACCTGGTGACAGAGATAAGCGCGCTGCGACGTAAGGCAAAAGCCAAAGGCATGAAGGCAGCCGTCAGGCTTAACGGCACCAGCGACCTGCCATATGAAAAGTATAAGGTTCGCGACACTGGTAAAAATATTATGGAGCTGTTCCCAGATATACAATTCTATGATTACACAAAATTAGAAACACGTATAACCAAGGGCCAGCTGCCGGCGAACTATCATTTAACGTTTAGCAGGGCAGAAGATAACGATCACAAGGTGGACCAGGTACTGGAGCACACCAGCGCGGCCGTTGTATTCGCAGGGGATGCGCTGCCTGATACGTGGCGCGGCTATCCAGTCATTGACGGCGACGAACACGACGCGCGCTTCACTGATGCCGGCCCGGGGACCATCATTGGGCTGCTGGCTAAGGGCCGCGGCAAGAAGGACGAAACCGGCTTCGTTGTGGAGGTGAATTAAAATGGAAAACACTAAACAAGAAATGATAGACGCGGTCCGGGCCCTCCTGGACGCTAACGAAAAGAACCCGTATTGCGACGAGCACTGGCTCGCGGACCTGATCCGGGAACAGCTTTCATGATATTCAGGCTTTTCTTATCCTTTAGCCTGTCAGGGTCCAGCTGCTAATGCGCGGCCGGACCTTCCCCCTGGGTACGCCTCGCGCGTACCCAATTAAGAATAGGATTCAAGCAGACCTGAGGCGCAAGCAGATGCGCGAGAACTACGAGCGCAAGCGCGCAAGGGCTCAGGCACAAGCCTCAAGCAACAAGCGCTCAAGCTCACAGGCGGGGCGGGTGGGCCCGCAAGCACGCAAGCCATCGGCCGCAAGCTCGCGGACCTTGGACCCCGGCTCGAGATAGTATTCATAAAGTTTATTGGTGCGTGGATCGAGGGTCGCGGCTAAGATCCAGGTGTTGGTTGGGTGTTTCACGTGGAACGCAATTTGGTGTGGTGAGAAGGTAATTTTATTACTTTTTACTATCTTTAACTCAACAGTAAAAAAGCCAGTGTTTTCCGTGTATCCTACTAGGTCAGGAAAGCCAAAAGATGCCCAAGATTCAACGCGTGTCCATGTAATATTTGGTGTAGATTTTTTTAGTTTTTGCCAGAGCTTTGACTCATTTTTCACAATAACTATTCAACCAGTATCATTAGACGATATTTCTCTTTTGAGCCTATAATTTTGTTCTCAACTAACTTGATTTCTTTAATGTTAAATTCTTTTTGCAAAGGGTTTCTACCATCGGGTAGCACCATTTGAACTCTAGCATCACCGCCTTCAAAAGACTCAGTAAACTTAGTTAAGATCTGTATTAACTTCTTTGTATTATACCAGTGGGGACTACTCATTTTAAAGGTGGCCCCGCAAACCATAATACTAAGCTATATCTTGTGCCTACTCTTACCGGACGTACTCTATGTGGTAGGTAGCTTGGAAACAAAATCATATCTCCTTGCTTTGGTTTAATTTCTTGTTTCTTAAGTTCTAAAGGATCTGTATCTAAAAAAGCTGTGTCAAATTCTCCACCTGAAAAGTCATCGTTTAATAGAACGGAGCAGGATAACTTACGTGTAGTGTCTATAAGTTTAGGATAGTTTGTAGCACTAAGATTAGAAGGTGTACCAAAACTAAAATATCTTTTTGCACGAGCATCACAGAAACCATCAGTATGCCAGTCATATTTACCTTCACCTTTATACTTAGTAAACTGTAACTGCTCTTGACTAGTAATATTAAAATTCCAACCGGCCACGCTATTAGCTGCTAACATCATATCCCAACATCTTTTATAAGTTGCCTCATCATCTACCCAACAAACCTCAGACCTTCTAGGCGAACCTTCATAATCAGAAGAAACTGTTTGGTCTTTGTGTATATGTTCAGCTGTTTGTGTCTTGTCTTTGTAAAGCTCTATTAATTTTTCACAATGTTCTTTTACAAATGCATTGTGAATAACAAAAGCAGGAGAGTTATTAAATTCAGAGTTTCTAAAAGTAGTGTGCATTATCTTTTCTTTCCTTGTCCTCTGTATTTTTTATAATTACGTCGTTTGTGTTTATTCTTTGGTCTTGACCTGACAGAGTTACCAATCGAAGTTCTCTTCTTGGGTCCGGGTGTGTGTTCAGAATATAGTTTACTTTTCTTCATCTAATACTGTGTAAGTTCCTTCAACTAAAACTTTGTTTTCTTCGTATATTTTTTTCATCTTAGCTTCTAAGTCTTCGATAGACATATCCTCTAATTTACCTGTTCGTATAATTTTTTGTTCTATATAAAGTCCTGCAGCTTTACCTCTAGCAACTTCTGCGTTTGCTGCTGCACTAAATGCTCCTTTGTTTAGAGCCGCTTCTCTTATCTTAGCTAGCTCTGTTATGTGTTTCTCAAATGTAACTGAATATTTTTTCTGGTTTTCCTCTCGTAGCTCACCAATATATTTAGCAACTAAAGGATATTTATTAGGGTTAGTAAGCTCGGAGCCCTTGACTGCTTCAGTGCCTTCAGCATAACCAGCTTCTTTAGCACACTCTGTTTGTGTCATACGCCCCTCGTTGTTTACCAACAACTGAGCAAACTTCATTTGTTTTTCTGTAAGTTTTTTAGGTACACCCATTTACAATAACATATAGTATAATTATTGTAAGTTATCAAGACCAAAAAAGGCCAGGTAGAGCAATTCCGCCTGGCCTTTTTCTTTGACTATTGCTGATACACACAAAGTTAAGATAAATATAACAGATTTTTAATATTATTGTTGGACTATATACAACGTATTTTTAACTCTATTTTGTCCACTAATGAAATCAATGGTTTAAGTTATTGTTGACCAAACTTTTTCTAGTTTAATGGTGCCGAAATAAACATCTTCACTACTCAATAATCTTTTTTATTTTTAGTCTCCCCATGTCTTCGTACACTTCTGCTTTTACTTCTTTGCAACTCATGTAAATACCTTCTTGATCTTCTCCAATATTTCTGGTGATTAAACGTTTCTGTTTAAGACAGTCGCTAAGGCCATCAGTCGGCACCATCTCTACTGTCGAACCGTTCTGTATCATAAGTATTGCGAATACAACTTTAATGGTTTCCATTTGTTTTTGACTCCAAGTCTATTAAT